CCTGCGGACATGGCGGCATCTTTCACGTAGCTCCACAACCCAGCTATTGCTGGTTTCGCCATGGTCATTAGTGTATGATTCTCGGCTTTAGCTAAGAATTGGCGGGATGTGGCTCCGTTTTCCTCCTTTGTGTTGCCTGTTCTCTCTGACGAGAGGTCAAGGCTACACGAAACTACGCAGTCCATTGCAGCTTGCGACACGATCGGACAGATGGTCAAGGGGATTGATGACCCCCAACTGAACACCGCGTACTCGATGCGCACGGAGAACAGTGTGGATGGGGCGCACCCTGCGACGACAAATCCAATCACCTCCTTGGTTGTGGTGATGCTGAATGGGTCGAAACTCACAGTTCCAGTCACACGCACGCATGCGGTTGTTGGGGGTGCTCTGACCATGACCTTGTCTTCGTCGGTGAAGACTGTGGCCGGGTAAGTTTGGCTGTAGGGGGTGGTTGCGATGGTTGCTCCCGACCCGCCTACGATGCTCGAAACCGGGCCCCGATACACGGTCACGGCGCCTGAGCGCTCGGCTACTGCGTCGTAGTTTGCAGACAGAGTGAGGCGCATGGCCACTAGCTTGTGGCTAGCGTTTGCGTTGCCCCCGACACCGGAACAAGTTGCTGTTGGGATAACTCCTGCTCCTGCGACGCCTGTGACGTTGGTGCCAGCAAAGGCGGATGATGTGTAGACCACATCATTGGAGAGGATGTTTGCGGATAGCCAGGGAGACACTAAAAAGTATCCCATTCCGGCCGAACCTGCATAAAATTCTCTGGTTTGAGATCCCTGGATGTAAGATCCTGCGTGCAGCGTGCTGGCGGCTGTTGATGAGTAGACTGACCCTCCAACTGTTACTTCCTCAGTGGGTGCAGCGAACACTGGGGGTCCGGAGCACAGTGGGTCGAGGTACAGATCACATGCTCTGCGACCAAGCGCCGAATGCATTCCCGACTTACGTGGGAACACATCGTGCATGATCGAGTTGTGCTTTTTGGAGGTGGCGTCCACACCGTTAACCCGAACGACGTTCTTTTTGGTACGTTGCGGACCAGCGGCACGGCTTTGAACAGACTTATTTTTCCTGTTTTTGTTTTTAGACATTTTCAAGCTCCCTCCCTGGTGAGGGAGATCAAGAAGAAACAAGCGAAGATGACGTAGGTTGTCAGCCCAGCAGTTTAATGTCTTGCTGAGGACCAAATGGGATACAGTTTAACGCCATGTCCAGGGCGTTTAAAGCTGATAAGTTATGGATTATTTGGAGTCGGAAACAGATTTCTTTTCGCCTTTCTTTTTGCGTTTTCGTCTGTTCCGCTTTTTCTTTTTGGCATCCGGCGGAGTTGCAGGGACATTGTCCCCGGCCTCTTCCTCCTTCCCTGTAGAGGGGGGGAGGGGGTCTTTTCCGCGGATAACTTCACCACCAAGCACAACATCATAGGGTGGAGTCTGGACTGGATCTGCTGCTTTAATCTGTGGAGGATTTCTGATGTCCTCGAGAGTGTTGCAGTCAACCAGCCAGGCATGAAAGTGCCCAATGTTGTAAGTGGGGTAATAGTGTTCAAAAATAGATTCAACATCTTCATTGGGGTACTGATCCTCGGTATTATATTGCGCAAACCAGCTAACAATATCTTTGTGATGCTTGTACCACTCTGAATGATCTTCAGGTGTTGGAAATTCATTGGGGCCCATGGCCGCAGCGACCGTCAAGATCTTTGCACAGAGGTTTCCGATGATCGGGGTCCATCTGTCAGAAAGAATGAAACTACGTGCTTTAGCGACAAGGATCGTGTTCGGCGACATTGTTTTATTGGTAGTCAAGTGCCACTTTGAAAGTTGGCGATGCAGATCGCAGATGGAATTTGTGTTTCCATTCCAC